AACAGCACTTCCACCAATTGCTGCACCGTCAACACCGGCGACTAGGTATAGGCTGTCATTAACAACCATAAAAGCGGCGGAAATATTCCCATAATTATCCGGATACAAATCAGTTACATGACTCGCAATGTTATTTGCTTGATCGATTGAAAGAGATCCTGATGCAATAAGAGATGCATCATCCGCTCTAATAAACGCCGTTCCGGGGTTTAAGTCTGTTAGTTGAACGCCAAGACTACCGTTTGCCGTTACCATTGCTTCTGGATCACTGCCATAATCTCCACCTACTTGGTAGATGAAATCTACTTGATCTATCGCTACCGCTTGTCCTGTAGCTACGTTGACATAAGCCCCCAAATCAATAGAGGCTTGAACTCGGTCTCCTGAAGCGGCTGCTGCTGGTAGTAATGTTGTCTGAGTTAGGAAGAAACTTCCTGTTTTTGCTGTTGCCATAACATGGGACAACCCACTTAGGTTTATTATACTACTTTTAATCCTTATCTTGAACATCTATACCGTATGAAGGCCGTTTTTAGACGCAGTCGGCCTTTGAAGGAGAGTTTTAATAAGGGGGCGCTCCCTCCCCTAGAGTAGAGGCGACCAAGAATGCGAAATAAAATTGAAATAAAGGTCTATTTACCCATCAAAATGGTGGGTGAATTGGAATCTAGAAGTAAGAACGGAGTCAGATCTAAATTCATCGAGGCTGCAATAAGAGCTAGAATTGACGATGAAGAGGCTTTCAAAGTTTCAGATATCGAGACTAGGACTCTTTTGGCTGTTTTACATAGTCGAATAGAAGTCCCAGAACATATAAAACAACTAATATTATTGGAGTTGAACTCATGAGTAGAGAAGATGAATTTGAGGTTATATGGACTCGCATTGCAAAAGCATTAGAAGATATATCCTATTCACTTTCGATGATGAGGGGAAAATAATGGTTGATAAATATTTAATGATCAATACCAGATGTTGCAATAATCCTAAACTCCAACTCATATGGGAACCATCTCTAGGATATGAGCCATTTGTGTATTGCATTAATTGCAATGGTCCTCAGCATTTTCCCAGATTAGATCCAAACAGTATGAAAGTAATTCTTGATGGTGAAGAAGAATGATTACCAGAAGTTTATCGCTCCTTGAAGCTGACGCTGGGAATTTATTATATCTCTTTGTTCAGACTTTGAAAGTGATTTCCATTTGCGTTGTGCTTCTTCTTTGGCTTTCTTATCCCACTTTGCCTTTGCTGCTTGCGCTTGTTCTTTTGTTATCCTGCGTAGATATTCCTCGGATGAGATCATGCCCTGCTGAAAGAGATATGCAGATGTCGTCTGAAATGTTCCCGAAGTAAACGAATTCATATATCTTTCAACCCATGCGTCTCTTCGTTCTTTATTGATGAAGACCTGATCAGTTAGAGAAGTAGTATACTTGGTTGTAGTTGTTGGCTCTTTCATACTTTCGGAAACATAATGCGCTAGTATTATTTGAGCATTCAAACCGACATTGAAATAACTTCTATAATTTGGGTCTGCTCCATAAATCCCTCCAGATATAAAACCATAATAGTTTTCTTTTCCTTCATCTGGATCAATCCATTGACTTGTCCACTTCCCAACCCAGTATGCACCTATTGCAATTGCAAGAGGCCATGGCCCCACTCGTTTAACAACCGAACCAACTGCTAAAAGCCACGATGTAGACAATGCCCACCCAGAAATTTCTGCTATATCTTGGTCTGTATAATCGCCTTCATGAGTTATCCATAGATCGTTTAGGACATATTCAGTTAAGACGGCCCATCCTAACCACTCAAAGACGTTCGGACCGCTCCAGCCCATAGTATCAGCCCTGTGTGGCTAATTCGTAACTGCGTTTCTGTCGCATTAGGAATGGGAGGTCACTTTCTTGGATCACTGTACCAGTTAGAATAAAGCGAGCAGCCGGGATTTCCAGTGTATTACCTGCCGCCCAGACACCTTCTACTGGAGTAACGAAACGGTAACACCATAGTTTAGCTACAGTTGATGGCGATCCAGACCCGAACTCTTTACGCTGTATAGTAGTAAGTAAGTTGGGAAGCAAAGTAGTATTAGGAGTCATTAACCTATAAGTCCCTGCTACGATCTGAATAAAGTCTTGAGTAGTTTCTGACATACCCGGCATATTGTTAGCTAGTACTGCAGTTTCAATTTGTGCAATGGTTAATCGCTCTTGACTAATTATGTCTAAGACTGCAAAAGCCATTGTGGGGTTATTAGATTTGTATGTCCCCGGGTCTTGTACTACCGTTCCTTGAGGCATGAATGTAAGATCGTCTAATTGATAACCACTTAAATCGAAATAACTTTCATACATAATTGATGTAGAGCTAGTCCCTATGAACCAATTACCTTTTGGAGTTAATCTTGAGGGGGTGTAATCAGTTGAAAGAGATTCTATTTCTTGAGTTAATACTCTCGGACCTTCTAGAGCCATCTTCATCTCCCCTTCTTTTTCCACTTGATAGGCTTCATGCCTTTTGCTCGACGGCCTTTATTGATCGCTTTTTGCGTCTTGGCTGTCATTGGTTTTCCTTTTCTTTTAGGTTTAGACGATGAAGATGATGTGCTTTTCGCTTTTCTTTTGCTTGGCGCACGGCCTTCCTTAACCGTTCCATCATGAATGTGAACATGGATTTCCACTCAATCACCTCAGTTATCTGAGGCTGTGCTCTGTATCGCTATTGCCATCCAGTCTTTTGTTCCGAGTTTAACTACTTTACATCGTATCCTTGCTGTGATTGAAACAGCACTTCCACCAATTGCTGCACCGTCAACACCGGCGACTAGGTATAGGCTGTCATTAACAACCATAAAAGCGGCGGAAATATTCCCATAATTATCCGGATACAAATCAGTTACATGACTCGCAATGTTATTTGCTTGATC